AAGAAACTAGGCGCCGGAACTGACTTCGCGCGTAAGCCGATACGCTCGGCGAATTGCTCGAACTGGTCGAAGAGTTCGAGCGTCGGCGCGGCCGGTGCTGTTGCTGCTGGCGCGACCGCGGCCGCGGGCGCTTTGCCGACGCGCGCCGGCGCGTCCGCCGCGAGCAGCGGCGCATTCAGGAACGCAAGACTCGTCAAAGCAAGCAACGCACGTTTCATGGTAGCCCCCATGGTGAGAGGAAATTCCCGGGCAGCCGCGGTGCGGCGCAGATCCGGGTCGAAGCCGCCTTGCGGGCGGGAAATATGCAATTCAGGCGCGCACGCGGTTGTGATGCCACGCCACCCGCATAGCGGGCGTAAGCTCGGCCCATGTTGCGTGAGTAGGGGGTGCGGCTATGGGGTGCGCGGCGGAGCGGAACGCGATCCCTCTCGTCGAGATCGGAAGCGTTCCAGAGTTCGTGTTTACGGAAATTGGGATCGAGGTCATCGCCGGCCGGCTGGCGCGGTTTCTGCTCTTTTGCGAGCAGCGGCCGGTGGATTGCGGAGGCGCCCCCTGCGAAAATGTCCTGAAATGCCGGTGCGTGACGCCGATCGAACTGGTCCCGCACTTCATCCGTAAGACCGCGTGGGCGCTCGGCCGCCATTGGGGGCGCGATGCGCTCTCCGGGGTGTGGACGCCGCACTAGGCGATTGTGGCAAGCCGTTCCGGGACTAGCGGAATTTGAACTCATGGGATGCTCGCATTGTGCAATGCGTCCAGGCGAGCCGCCATATTCACGGACAGGCCGTCCGCTCGGCCGTCGTTGATCCAATCGTGCGAGAGCCCGGGAATTTTTTCGATCAGCAGCTTGGCGAGGCTGCGGCGCACCGGATAGGGGCCGCGCTCAACGTTGTTCCAGCGAGCCGGACTCACGCTCATCCATGATGCGAACGCCGCTTGTGTCTTGAAGCCCATCGCGAGGCGGAGACACCGCATGCGCTCCGCTTGCGGCGTGGCTGGTGGACGGCTTCGACGCGGCGTGGCTGGCCGCATTAGGGCGGCGATTGCGTTCATGATCTCGAAGGACGGCTCGAACCACTCCCCGCGGACGCGGAACCGAGCGAACCTTTCCTTGAATTCCTGCTCGGTCCGTACATCGCCTCGGACGGTGCCGATCAGGCAAAGAGGTTCCGGTGATCCGACCTGCAACTGGTCTAATCGACGGGAGGCACAGCCCTCGGTGACGCCGATTTTAACGGGCCCGCCATCACCTTGCTGGATGAAATAGACGACAGCGTTCGCTCGACCACCGTAAGTCGTTACCGGCAATGCGGAATTTGACCTCTCGACTCTGCTGGTAATATGCGGAATCATCAGGCTGCCCTCCTCCGCTTGGAGGAGGAGCGCCGGGGGCGAGCATGTTGCGTGATGAGTTGGTCGAGGAGTTTCCGCGCCGGCCCGCTATCAGGCGGGTCGTCCACCTCCCATCGATGAATGGTGCTCTGGTCGACGCCGATGTGCTCGGCGAACTCGGCCTGCGTTTCTTTCAGGAATAGGCGGAAGCGTTTGAGGTCGGGTCCAGTCATGCGCGCGGATAATGCACAGCGCATAGGTCAGTGTCAACGCCCGCCGCATAAAGTGGCGATGCACACTGCATGGATGAAGTCGCACCCTGCCGCGCTCTCGACTCCGCATGGCCGGCTCCGCTGGGCGCGGACGCATGGCGAGAAGAAGAAGTACGCCAACGCCAGCGATGCCGCGCGCGCAATGGGCGTTTCGGTCCCGACCTATCTCGGCCACGAGAACGGATCGCGCGCCTTCGAGGACGACGCTCCCCGCTATGCACAGTTTTTTGGCGTGAACCTCGAATGGCTTATGACCGGCCGCGGCGCGCCCGACGGCGGCGATGAAATCGCGTCCCTGATTCGCGAGCTCCCGGCCGACAAACAGGAACAGGCGCTCGAATACATTGACTTTTTGCGCGGCCGGAAGCGCTGATCTATTTCACATAAGTTTCACGTGAGACAAGGGTAAGTCTATCTGACCTAGTTTCTCCACAGAATCCTCACCCTCGCCATGCTGCGGCGAGCATTGGCGCAATTCGCAACGCATTATCTTGTTGACCTTCATTATGCGCTATGCATAATCGCTCCCGTAAGAGTGGGAGAGACCGATGCACCAGATCGTCACCGCAGCACCATCCCGCCTGATCCGCCCCGAACTCAAGACCGAGGCGCGGGCGAACCTCGCCACCGCCTTCCCCGCCAAGATCTACCGCGCCCGCACCCTGGCCTTGCTCAAGCGCCAGGTGCGCTTTGCCTATGAGCAGGCGGCGCTCCCCGCCGAGCCGGTTGGGAAGGCGACGGTCGCCGAGCACGATCTCGAAAACATCACCATCGAAGGCGCGAGCAAGGAAGCGGTGGTGAAGGCCATGCGCCGCTACATGACCCGATATCCCTGGGAGGGATATCTCACGAGCTTCCGCCCGCCCTATCAGCAGCCCGACGACACGTGGATCGTGCACGGGCGGCGCCGGCACTCGTGTGATTGAGGCAAGCCATGCCCTTCGACATGCCCACCGAGTTCAAGATTTTCGTTCTCGCCGCCACCTTTGGCTTGGTCGCTCTTGCTTTCGCGGGAGTCGCGCCATGAGCTCCCCCACCAAGCCAGCGAATACGCCGACGCGGATTTTATATCTCTGTGAATTTTGCATGGACAACTGCCCAGAAGGTTCTTGCTGGGAGCGTAAAGACCTTCGCGTCCTGCCTACCGGCGTATGGGTGTGCGACGGGTGTTTTCATGACGGGAACTGCCGCGATCTTGGTCTACCGGATGACGAAGATGACGTTAAGCCAAAGTGGGCGTCGCTACCATTGCCGCCCGAATATCTCCCCGTCAACGCCCATGCCTACTTGATCGCGGCGTTGAAGGCGATTGTAGATATTGATCGCTCGACTGTGCGACGGGTCTTGGGACCAAACGAAGCACCTCACCAAGGCATGATCAATTTGAAAAAAATTGGAGATATTGCCAACGCCGCCCTCAAGCAAGCGGGGGATGGAAATGGTTAGTTGCCGTTACTGCCGCGCACCTCTGCTCGATGAGATCGAACTTGATCATGGCACCTGCTGTGATTGTGCAGATCGTTTGTACGAGCGATCAAAGGCTCGCGATGAATGGGGCCACTTTCACGACGAGCCGTGCCCGGAAATCGAGTTGCCGCCTATGCCCCGCGCCGCCACCGCCAAGCAGAAAGGCGGTGAGACGTGAGCTGCAAGATCGACGACGGCGGACCAGCGTTCCCCGCAACTGACGCAAACCACGAATTTGCTGGCATGTCCCTCCGCGACTGGTTCGCGGGGCAGGCGCTCGCGGGGATTCTCGCCGGGCAGTGGAATGTCATTCCGGCAATGACCGAACCACAGCCGTTGTCCGCGACAATCCAATCAATTGCACCTCACGCCTACAAAATCGCCGACGCCATGCTCGCCGAGCGCGCCAAGAAAGGCGGTGAGACGTGAACCTCACTCATCGCCGCGAATATCTCGCCCGCTGCCGCCGGCACCAGGATATCGCCGAGTGGGCGATTGCACTGGCGGCCTTGATATTTTTCGCTGCGCTCATCGGCTGGCCGTTTCTATGGAGGGCGCTGTGATGCCGCTCAACCTCCGCCCAGTGCCCGAACCCGCCGACCGCACCGACCCGATTCAGTGGGACCGGAAAGCCGCCGAGGAACATCTGCGCGATATCGAGGAATTGTTCGAGCTCCGGGGCAAGGTGCCCGACACCACGCTCGCGCTTGATATTGCCGCGTACCGGCGCGCGCTTTCGGTCGAGGATGATCCACTCGCCATCCCCGGTTTTCTCCGCCGCGATCAGCAAGCCGATCCCGCATTCGCCCGCGAACAAGGACTCACCAATCTCCGTGAGATCGCGGCCACGTTGGAGAAGATGAAGACATGATCCTGGGCATTGACGATCTCGACACGGAAGAGACGGCGATGAGGAACTTCATTCTCAAGGCGCGCGCGACCGCGCACGACCTTGCTGCAATGACCGCGCAGCTTGATCAGGAGCGCGCCGACTTCGCTGCCACCCTCGCCGCCAGGGACGATCGGATCAAGGCCTTGGAGCGCTCCATCGAAAGCGTGGTCCAAGTTCTTGTCGGCGCGATCAAGGACGGTGAGGCGCCCGGCGAGCCGCCGAGAGAGCGTCCGAAGAATCTTGAAGCACTCATGGAAGATATCGGGCGCTTAGTGCTCAACGGCGCCGATGATCCGCGCCATGCCCGCGCGTTCAAAACCATCGCAGGGAAGTAGAGGAGTAAAAGCCATGCAGATCGAATCTCACATGCGCGCAAACGCCCGCCGCGCCCGTCACGCTGGGCGCAAGGCGCAACTCGCACGCAAGCACGGCCCGCATCCGATCGACGTACATGTCGGGCTGCGTATCAAGCAGCGGCGGGTCGAGCTCAATGTATCGCAAACAAAGCTCGGCGATTCGCTCGACGTATCGTTCCAGCAAATTCAGAAATACGAGCGCGGCACCAATCGCGTGAGCGCATCGTCGCTCGCCCTCATCGCTGAAACGCTTGACGTACCGATCTCCTATTTCTTCAAGGGTGCGCCAGGACTGAAGGAGAAGTCGTGAAACTCAACGATCTCGATGGCGTGATCGCGCTCCGCAATCATCGTGCGAAGGCGCTTGCGCTTCGCAGCGCTGCGGCGTGTCGTCCGATCACCTGCGTGGTCGGCTACTCGGGCGACAAGCTTGATCCGTTCAGCGTCATTTCCGCTGATCCGGTGCGCGACGCCATTGTCGAGGCTTGCAACGAATTCATCGCCGAGACCGAGGGGAAACTCGCAGCCCTCGGCGTCGTCGTTCCGGCCGAGAAGGACGCAAAGCCATGACGGCATTAACAAGTTTCCGGTTGCCCGGCTCAGCGGTCTCCGAGCCGGCAGCGGGCGCCGGCGCAAGTACGGCGGCAACCCGCAGGTCATTCCGATCTGCGGCGGGCCGCACACAGAGGCAACATTATCTGCCGCAGTTCCCAGCGCCGGCGTCCGCTCTCCATGTCCTGCGTTATCCGAGGCCCAGGCGAAACCTCCCCGTGCTGGTGCCCGTCACTCTCGCGCTCGCGGTTTCGATTGCGGCTGTTTCATTCGCGGTCGTTTCCGTGGGCGCGAGGATTTTTTGAAGGTGATCCGATGCTGCTGACTGAGGAAGAAGCGCGGAAGAAATCGTGCCCACTATGGAGCATCGCAGGGGTGCTCGCCGCTGCTGCCAATGCGCGGCTTGAAGGAAAAGGATATGACGGCGAGCGCCGCTGCACCGCCTCCGAGTGCATGATGTGGCGTGGCGGGTCACAGAAACAGGTTGAAGTTTCCAGGGGCGTATACGCAACCGCCAGCGCTGGTTATTGCGGCCTCGCTGGCAAACCGGAGGGCGCATGATCAAAACCACAATATGCCCGCGCTGCCATGTCGACATCGACACGTCAAAGCCGCGCGATCCGCTCGCATGCCAGGACAAGCTGTGCCCGATGAAAAGTGAAGGAGAAAAGAAATGAGTGCCAAGGAAGCGACAATCGAAAAGCCTGGTTCCGCAGTCTCCGTGCCGCGCAGCCAGGGCGAGCTCGTCGCCGCTGATGCGGCCTCGATCATGGAAGTGATCGACCGCGCGGCGCGCGACCCGAACACGGACGTCGACAAGCTCGAGCGTCTGATGGGCCTCTACGAGCGCGTGAAGGCGGGGAGCGCCAAGGCCGCGTTCGACAACGCGCTCGCCCAAATGCAGCCGAAACTCCCGGTCATCGCCGAGCGCGGAAAAATCAACATAGGGAGCGGCAAGGCACAAGGCTACGCGCTTTGGGAGGATATCAACGAGGCGATCAAGCCGTTTCTCGCCGAACACGGTTTCACAATCTCGTTTCGGACCGGGTTCGAGGATGAGAAGGTCGTGGTCACCTGCGTGCTCTCGCGCGACGGCCACAGCGAAGAAACGACGATGAAGCTTCCGGTCGACACCAGCGGTTCCAAGAACACGGTGCAGGCCTTCGGCAGCTCCACGTCCTACGGCAAGCGCTACACGGCCATGGCTCTCCTCAATCTTACCAGCCGCGGCGAGGACGACGACGGCAAGGCGGGCGGCGCCAAGTGCATCACCGAACAGCAGGCCGCAGACCTTCACGCGCTGATCGAAGAAGTTAAAGCCGACAAAGTGAAATTCCTCGATTTCATCGGCGCCGATACCGTCGAGACGATCCCGGCCAAGAATTACCGCGCGGCCGTCGCCGCGCTCAATGCCAAGCGCCATCAGACCGCCAAGGGAGATCGCAAGTGACAACGGAGTTGCAGGTCTTCGATTGCGAACAGGGAAGCGCGGAATGGTACGCCGCGCGCATGACCCTGCCGACGGCGAGCATGTTCCATGCGGTCATGGCCAAAGGCAAGAGCGGCGGCGAGAGCGTGACGCGCCGCAAGTATCTTCTGCAGCTTGCCGGCGAAATTCTCACCGGCGAGCCGGCCGAAACCTACACCAACGCGCACATGGAGCGCGGTAAAGCGATGGAGGACGAGGCGCGCCGGCTCTATGCCTTCGTGCATGACGACGCCGAATTGCAGCGCGTCGGCTTCATCAAGAACGGCAATACGGGTTGCAGCCCGGATTCGCTCGTCGGCGACGACGGCATATTGGAAATCAAGACCGCGCTGCCGCATGTCCTCCTCGACCTTATCGACCGCGATCAATTCCCGCCAGAACACAAGGCGCAATCCCAAGGCGGGCTTTGGGTCGCCAGGCGGCAGTGGGTCGATCTCGCGATTTATTCGCCCGGCCTGCCGCTATTCGAGAAGCGCGCGGCGCGCGACGAGGCCTACATCAATCTGATCGAGGTGGCCGTGAGCGAGTTCAACGACGAACTGCAGCGGATGGTCGCGCGCATCCGCCGCTACGGCGAGGCATCCGCCACGCCCGCGGCATCACAATTCATC